TTCTCGCTATGTCAAATTCATTTATCTCAAAATAAGTTGATCCTATACCAGTTACTGTTGATGTACCACTTACAGATACGTTGAGTAGTAGATTTGATCCAGTATCTGTTGTAGTGCCAATACCTATTCTTGATATGCCTACTACTCCAAGATTATCATATGATGGTTCAGGAATATCAATTTGAGGATTAATATATCCACTACCAGCAGCAGCAATATTGAAAATTAAAGTTCCGCCAGCACCAACTGTAGCGGTAATATTTGCTCCTGTTCCACCACCTCCACCAGCACCTACATTGACTGTAATAGAGTCTGTAGCAACAGCAGTAATACTTAGGAATACACCTGCTGCAGGGTCACTAGCACGAGGATAAGGATGATTACTAAAGTTACCATCTTTACTACACTTGAATAAAAGAGAATTAGTTGTAATTCTAACTTTATTACTTGTGGTTAATCCATGACCAGGAATTATAAGAGTTAGTTGACCTGTATGTGACTCATATATTGCGTCTGTAGGAGTGAACGGACCAGAACCTCCTCCTTGTACTGCAATTGAGTTTGTGCTTGAACTTACAAATTCATGTAAGAAATTAGTATCAGTGACACCAATTGCAACTGTTGTGCCACGATAACCTGAACCAAATGTTAAATCGTCAAAGAACTCAATGGCATTACCACCACCCTGATAAGTGTGAGGTATTGTGCTTGTTCCTGCTTTTACCTCAAATGTTCTCTCAGAGACAATACCAACCACAAATAAAGGTCTTTCATGATCTTGGAATATTGTTGTTGTGACTCCAACATATCCACCACCACCAATTGTTTTAACTGAAGTAGCAGTTGCTGAAACAAAGGTATGGGCATAAACATCACCTGGATTAGATGCACCAACATTAACTCGGAATGTATTTGTAGTTACGTTACTTACTGTCAAATATTGATTTGCTGCGGGGTCTGTTGCACGAGGATAACAATGAGTTGAATTATTACTATCTTTTGTACAAGTAAAACATATTGAACCTGTCTCTAGAATAACTGCATCACCGTTTACTAACCCATGATTTGCAATTGTTATCGTTGAGATACCAGTTACACCATCGTAAGTCGCATTAGTAGGTTGTCCAACGACTGTCTTAGGACAAACAAATTCTAAGTCTTTTAGATGAACAGAATTAGGTCTTCCTAGTGAGAAACCGTGAACATTTTGTGTAGTAACTGTGATTATACCACTTACATTATCATAAACAGCAGTTTCAATACCAACGTTCACTCCTGATGTTGTACCTATGCCAGCAAGACTTGTGATTGCTCCACTTAAGTTTGTAAATGGATGAACTCTTGCACCTACTAAAGGAGCGTATCCTAAGCCTGGTGTAGAACCTAACGATACTATTATACCACCTCTTGGAACTTGGTTTTGATTGATATCTGATTCCGAAACTATAAATTGACCATTTTCAGATGTTATACCAGTGAAGTTAACTGTAGATAAACCTGCTACGGTGTCAGCAGTAATTTTATAATTATGCCCCGCATTGTTACTTGTAAATGGTGTTTGGAATACACCGTTTATAAACAATACACCATTTCCAACCTGAATACCTGCAGATGTATTTGCACCACCAACTTTAAGAGAATATGTTTTACCAATACCTGTAAAGTTATCTGATATATCATCAAATATCATATTGGTTGTATAATCTTGTCTTAAGAAAGTTCTACCACTAAAGTCTGCTTTTACAAAAGGTAACTCTGTTGGTGTTTTTCTTTCTCTAGTATTACCTTTTGGAGGTTCAATAAAGTAAACTGAACTATCGACAATGTTAAATGATCCTCTGTGAACTCTAACGGTTGCACCATTTAAGTGAGCTGCTGCTGGTATACCAAGAACTCCTCTCTCAACTCTTACTGAGGGTATGGTAGAAATACCTTGTGATACGTTTAGTGAGTCATCAATCGCACCAGAACCATCAACTGTACTTGTAAATCCAACTTGTTCAATCTTCATATATTCATCGTCAATCTTCAACACATCAGTTGTAAATATCGAACCAATACCACTCAATGCAAACTGAGAGGTAGCCGCTCCAATATTACCACTTAATGTATGTGCTATTGATGTGAATGATATTGGTTGTTGAGTTACTCCATCTAATCCAATAATTGTTTTTGTCAATTGTTGAGTCATGCTCAATTTGTGAGCATTACCAGATCCGTTACCTGTGAATGTAATCGCTGTACCAGATGTTATGTCTTGTCTAGTTGGGAATAATTGGAATCTATTTTCATCTATATTCTTCACAAATACTGTAGTGGGAAGAAGAGTGGTGGTAACACCTGCAAAATTCACAGTTGATCCAATTGATACAGGAGTAGCAGCAACACCAACAAATGTGGAGGATTCTTCGTATGTTAATTCCTCGTTAGTGTTAAAGAAGTGATCATTGATTTTAAATATACCAGTTGATTTTTCAAGTCCTACTCCATCTGGATTAAATGTTTTAGAGTATATTGGAACTCCTTTGTACTTTAAATCAAATTTAGTTTTATTTGCTCTATTTCCATTTCTTCCATCAAAGGTGGTAACAAATACTTCTTGCTGAACACTTCCATAATTTAATTCATTAGGTGTATTATCAAAATCAGTGGCTGTATAGAATATTTCATTAAATGCTTGAACATTAACTAATGAAGCGAATGATGCATCTGGATAGAATTTTAAGTCAATATTATTACCACTTATTTCTCCACCAAAGGTTCCAATACCTGAAGTTGATCCAATAGAGATAAATGGATATTGAACAGTCATCACGTCGTCTGCATCTCTAACTGTAACAATTTGGTGAATAGCAGATGTATCCCCACATGACACTCTCACTATAGACTTAATAGTGCTATCATTATCTTTGTTTACAGTTGTGTAGGTTATTGGTGATGATGTTCCACGATTAAATTGTGACTCTAATCTAACACTTCTTTCTGCTCCTGCTGGTTGATCATCTGTTAAGAAACGATGCACACCAGTACCTGCTGTGGTTGTTCCTAAACCAACTATATTGGCTTTTACATCTAAATCATTAATTCTATCATTCTGAACTTGTATCTTAACTAAATCATTCTCAAATCTAGTTGTAACCAAACCAACAACATTTCCATTTGCACCTGTATTTGAATCAACAAATATATTTGATTCAGCAGTTTGATTACCATCAAAATCAATCAATATTTCATTGTAATTAATTTCTTTAGTAATGGAATCTTGTACGAATACTTTTGCAAATAAACCATTAAAATCATTCCTTGAAAATTCTGCAATTGAAGTTGTTGTAAATCCTACTGCAGTGCTCCCTACACCAACATTAGCACCAGTTAATTTTACACTACCAATTGTCTTTGCACCTGTAGAAATAATATCAGTGTCAAAGAAGGTTTTTAATACTTTAATATCATGATCTTTATTAAATTGATCAACAGGTTCAAATATTAGATTATTATCTCCAGCTGTTGTTGTCTCAGTTTTAATTTCACCTAATTTGAGATTAGTATTCTGATTATTGAGACCAACTCCTGCTGAATCAGATGATTTTTCAATTAAGAAATTATTATTCTGAGTTTTCATAACAATAACTTCACTTATCTGAGTGTCAAGTGTGTCTGGATCAATTACTTGTATTAAATAAGTTGCAAAATCCGTTAATATTTCATCAATGACAGAAGTTCCTTCTGCAAAACTTACACTTGAAAAATTAGGACTTATATCATCATGAACTAAAACTCTATTTGTTAAACATCTTGTAAAATCTGTTAATTTTCTTTGATTTAATAAAATATTTTTAGATCTTGAATTAAGAATATCATAGTCATCACCAAAATCAAAATTATTAACAGCATCAACTCTTGTTTTTTCAGTAAAGTCTAAAATAAGAGTTGATATTGATGATTTACTTAAACTATCAATGCCAACTTTAATATTTCTCTGAATTCCTGTATCTGCAAAATTCTTAAGTCCAGCAGGATGGACTAATCTGTTCACAGGATTAGAGAATTTATCCCAAGTTATTGGACTCTTAACTGTGTAAGATAAGTTTTGATAATAATCATTATCAGGTATTACCTGCGTATCATCATTAAGTCTGCCAATACCATCTAACCAACCATATTCTTGGCGATTTGCATAATCAATATTGAATTTAGCTATGTTTTTAACTTTACTTGATATTTGTGCAGATACTCCACTTAACAATCCAGTAATTCTATCACCAACATTGAATTTTGAGACACCATCTAATTTAATATAATCATCTCTAATTTCAACTACTATTAAATCACTTTCCTCATCATTAACTGTAACAGATTCATTTTGAGCAAACTGTCCTCTTGTTTGTATTGGTGTTATATTTGGATATATTTTTTTATTAATAATTGATGCAAAACCAGATTGAAATGTTTTTGCAATGCCAGGATTAGTTGTTAAACCAACTAAACTAAACTTAAGAACTGCAGTTGTACCTGGTGTGTAATCAACAATTGGGAAGAAACTGTAATTATAGTTGTCAGAATTAAATCCATCACCTGTTACTGCAGTGCTTACTCCTACACCACCAGTTCCTATTCCACTTTCACCAACTCTCTGGATTCCTTCAACATATATCTCATCGCCAACTGCGAATGGTTGAGGATTAGAGAATCCATTGAATGGTGTTTCTAAGAAACATGTAACAATTCCAGATGGACTTGATTCAATAGAGTTAATACCAACACCGTTTGAGTTGTTAATGGATATTATTCGATGTTGTGTCGAGTCTAATCCATTAATAGGAGCAATTACCTCTACATTTGTAATTGTTTGATTTTGGAATATTGGGTTTAATGTAGAATTATCTACGACTACATTAGTTACAGGATTGAATAATAATAAATTTGGTGCACTGGTTAAATCAGAACCACCGTCCACGATATCAACACTTTCAACAACATCAAGATTGTCAATATTTACAATTGAAGGAATTAATGCCTCTGGTCTTAGTGTATTATCTGCAGAATACTCATATCCATAATCTACTATTCTAATATCCTTTATTTTTGCAATTTGTTCTGATTGAGGGACAATATTTGCATTTTGACCTAAAGTTGATTTTACAGATTTAAAGGTTGGTAACTTTTTATAATTAAATCCAGATGATAGAATCTTAAAGTTTTTAATTCCACCATGTGTATTATTTGATTTTGTTGAATATTCTAGTTTCTCACAATCTGTAGATTGGTAGTTAAGAAATTCTGGTAATTTAGGTGAAAAATTAAATCTTTCAGAGGTAACACCAGATATTTTATATTCACCGTTGTAGATACTATCAATGAATATAATTTCTGAATAATTTTCAACTTCAGTATCTGCAGTGCTTATGAATCCACCTTTTGATAATCCATAATAAAGTGTTGAAGGTGTTGATGATGTATATGAAACTGTTAACTTAGAGTCTTTTGATTCTGTTCCAATACCAACAGTTCCTACTCCAACAACATTGAAATTACTTGAATCTTGTGAGCTTGAATATTCATTTGTAAGATTTTTATCATAAAATATCTTAAAGTCAAAATCTGTTAATGATGTATCAGTTAAACCAAATGCTAATTTGGAGTTTCTAATAACTGTGATTCTAGGATTAACTGGAGCAATTGATTGATCTCCACCTGTATTAGCGTTTATTGTAATAACTCTAACTGGATCTACATTTAAATCCTTTAATGTTTCAGCGAGTTGGAGGTATCTGTCATTTATCCTATTAACATAATACAAACCTGTTGCAATACCTGTTCCATTACCACCATCATGGAATATCTTATCGCCAGTCTTAAAACCATGATTTGCAATATCTATTCTGTTTGCTTCTACATCAGAACTTGTAAATGATATTGGATTAATTAACAATTTGTCAAATTGTGCATTATATTTTACTGTTACTGGTGCTGTAGTGCCGATACCTACTTCTAAACTAGGTACAACATTAATTGTAACTAAATCACCATTTTCTAATCCATGAGTCGTTGTATCTGCTGCAGATACATTAGTTAATACTGTACTTGTGACTTTATCAATGTCTCCTATTATTTGGTCAAAATTAGTTGTAAAGTAATATAAGTGAGTATTGATTCCAGCGACATTACTTGCATTTGACCTAAAGAACAACCCTTCACTATCAGATCCAATACCAACTGTGGATAAACCAATAAAGTCCTCACTCTTCTTAATAACAAATAAATCTATTGAATTTCCTGTAAATGGGATAGAAAAATTACTTGCAGTAATACTAGGATCATCAACTGTAGCAACATCAAGTTGTTTGTTTGCTACTGGTGGGACATTTAATGTTACTTTTTGACCTGTAACAAATGGATGATTTGGAAGATATAATTGCCTATTGGATATTGATATTTGTTTTTCTGTTTCTCCTGTGTAATAAGTAACATCCTTTGCACCACCACTTGTACCGACACCTACAGATTGGGGTGCGTTAAAGTATACTGTATCATTTAATCTTGAAGTAAATTTTCTAGTTTGTACTGGAATTGTAAATCTGTTATTAAGAACATCAACATTAGAACCAAAAGTATGTGCAACACCTGCTGTAGCACCTATATTTCTTTGCACTCGTATGACTTTTTGTGTCCCATATACACTTAAAACTTTTATAAATTCATCACCAACTCTAAGTGATCCACCAACTGAAAGTGTATTTGGTATTTTATTAACAAAAATATCTTCGATCACGCTGTTGTTAACATTCACAGCATTCATAGATTTTCCAATACTTATTGTATCTGTCTTAACTCCAACCACAAAAGTGTTTGTTAAATTTCTCACAGATGTAGATAAACCTGAAACAGTTAAAGAGTCATTATCTTCTAACTCAAAAAATGGTAAGCAACTTGCCTGAACTTCTTTGTTACTATTCCACGTAAATACCACATTCTCAAAACTTTCAAGAGTTGTAGTAATATTTGATACACCTATACCTATTATTTCATTTACCTCCGCACTGAATCCACTTCCATTTGTATCTGTATCATCAAATTCTGTAACATCACCAACTTTATATCCACTACCTGCATTAAGTATCTGTAATCTTTCAACTCCACCCTTAGTGACTGCTAAAATTTCACTTGATTGTCTTATTTCCTCATTAGATTCAATAATAAAATCATTCTCTGCATGTGTTTCTCCCACACAATAAGGGAATGTGTTACGTGTTAAATTAGAGTTATTAAAATCAAATGCATGAGTTAATTCTAAATTTTCTTCTATAATAGGTAATCTGTAAGTATCACCTATAAAATATGGATAAGAACCAGTTAAAATACCATTTGAGTCAATTTCACTAGTGGCAAAATATGCATAAATTCCGTTTGGAAATTCAGGAGTTTTGCAAAAACGACCATTATGAACATCTAAATCACCAGAATTATCAAATTGAAAATCTTCATTAAAGAATCCTGCATTAAATCCTGATGGTCTATTAGCAATATTGTTGATGTTTCTCTTATATGATGAACGCATAGTTGAGAAACCAGAGTTTATATCATCAGATTTTGTATATCCAAATGGTCCGTAAATAGGATTTCCATCATATGCCCATCCAATAATTGGTGAATGACCTGTTACATTATTAAATTCACCGTTATTCTTAACTGTAAATGAATCTGCTTCAAATTTAGATGCTAAATTTTGAGAATATCCTAATACTCCAAAAGTTAGTTTATTATCTCTACCAATTAAATGTTCACTTCCAAATCTACTTTCATCATTAAGTGTTAAGGTTCTCAATACAGGTTCTATTTTTGCATTTTTTCCTCTTGCTTCAACGATTGCCTCAGTTGTTATTGTACTATAACCTATTCCTGAATTAATAACGATAGCATCTGTAATCTTTCCATTTTCAATAACTGATCTTACAATAGCACCACTTCCTAAACCATCATTTGATACAATATTAATAAGTGGTTGGGAAACATAGTTAGAACCTTGATTAACGACTATAACATCTTCTACTCTACCATTTGCAATAACAGGTCTAAGTTCAGCACGTTCACCAGTTTGTATTTTGACATTTGGTTTATTAACATGATTTACAATGGTTGATCCATAATCAGTGCCTTGCTCATATAAGTAAGAACCTGTAAGTGATCCTGAAATAATTGGAGTGAAATTAAATGTTCCTGTGACAGTTGAACCGTAAGAAACTTCTATATTAACTTTAATTTCTGGATAAGTAAATGTTTGATATCCAGTTCCAGTTGATCCAAAACTAACTACTTTTTCTCTATCAAAATTGCTTGAATCTGTAGCTCCAATACCAGCATCTGCTAATTTGAATGTATTATCATCCAATTTCATCACATAATATGATGAAGTTGTAGTTAAACCTTGTATCGCAACTGGAGTTGTTGTTCCAGCACCTGTAGTGGGTGAATAATTGATTATATCGCCATGTGCAAAACCATGATTAGTATAATTTATTGTATTATATGAAGTAGAAATACCTAAAGGATTAACTCTTAATTTTCGGTATTGGTATCCTGAACCTGAATTTATTACATTTACCCCAAATAGTGTGTTCTTTGATTCTGTTCTGAATACATGAATACCTGCAGCTGCAGTGTCTGTTGATAATCCAACTGTATTAATTCCAGACAACGCATCACTTTTATTATTGTATATTTGTACAGTGGTTGGATTTACAATTCTAACAAAATAAGGATCACCATCTGAAAGAGTTCCAGTAATAATATTATTTGTATCATAAGCAGAACCTATACCTAATGATGTGTTACCATTATTTTTATAATATAAAATTTGACCATTCTCTAGATTATGTGCTTCAGGGAAAGTAATTGTTTCATTATTTTTATCAACTCCACCACCAAAAAATAAATCACGACTATCAAATTTTATTTCACGAAATCTATCTCCAAGAGATGGTTCAAGAAGACATCCACTTCCATTACCACCTGTTAGAGAAATACTTTTAACAGATTCAATGTCAAAATCTTGTGGATCAACTAAAACTGCTTCAACTTTACCCGATAATATTGGTTCAGCCAACGCTGTTTTTCCTAATCCTGCTTCTACCTCTATTGAAGGAGGATAAAATACATCATAACCTTCTCCACCATTAGATACAATCAAATCTTGTAGAGGACCATAGAAGATACTATCAGGTGAAACTGGTGAAACTATTTCTACACCATCTTTTAATATACCTATTTCATTAATAGTCTGCTCATTAGATGTTGATACAAATAAATTTTGACTTAGTGGAAACTTTCTTAATATTGGATTAGATGATAATTCCTTATTTGCTTGTCTTTGTAGCGTAAATTTATGTTGATCAAAAGCAGAGGAACCTAAACCTATCTGAACTGTGCTTGCTGTTCCAATTTGTGCTCTTGAGAAATATAGTGCAATTCTTGTTATATCTGCACCCGCAAGTTCTGGTTGTGGATCAACATAATATAATTGCCCATCTACTAATCCTGGTGCTGCAGTTGGAGAGTCAGTAGTAACACCTAAAGGATCTTTTTCTACATTGTATACTACTGCATCACCCTGTAAGAATTTAATATTGCGATTTGTTTTAAAGTCAATGAAATAATAAAGATTATTAAGTGGATTTTGACTATCTAATCCAAAATTAATTGTAGTATTAGCTATGCCTACAGCAGTTTCTTGTGTAAGTTCAGTTGTTATATCATAACTTGGTAATGAGTTGGATGCAACATATCCATCTATACTTTTATCAGTATAAACATTTAATATATCAGTGAATAATTGTTCATTTCCCTCTCTTATAATTACCGCTGAACTAGAAGCTTTTTCCATTACTCTACGAATATCATATTCTTCGTTTGGATTTGGGGTAAATGATAATCCTGATGATGTAATTTGATTAAGTTGAGCGTCTACAACCGCTACAATAAATTCATCCTCTACTGTTTGTTCATTTCTTCTTAATACCTCAAATTTATCACCTTTCTTTAAGAATGCTTTGTCTATCTTAGTTTTAAGGGAAATTGTAGCTCCATTTATTTCAACTCTAAATCTTGAACTTGTATTATATTGCCATACATTTGCAAATTTTTCTTTATATAATAATCCATCATTATCAATTTTTTCACCTACATTCTTGACATATATGTTTTCACCCTCCCTAGCTAGATTCAATTCATCAATAACATCAAGATCTGATAAAACACCTGTTACTCTTAAATCTATTCTCTTAGATAGATCACCATTTTCATAACCAAATATACTTTCATTTTTTCTAATATTATCCGCTGTATTAATAACTCTATTAACACCTGTACAACCAAAAAATTGATTAATTGATTTAGATGTGTATTCTATAGTATTATTTCCACTTATAACGATACCAGTAGCACCAAATCCAACTGTAGAATCTACATTTAGAATAGACCCTCCTATAGATACGGGATTTAATGACTTTGTATTTGGAGTAACTGTAAAAATACCTTTAATTAAATCACGGTCACTAAAACCAACAAATAATGAAATTTTATAGTAAGATTTACCACTTCTCGTAAATATTTCAACTTCCGACACTGAACCATTAGTATTTAAATCATCTGATTTGTATATGGTTTGACCTATTAAACCCTTTGGATCTCTCTGAGGTGTAATTAATTCTGCTACTATAACTTCTCTTCTAATAAATTCTGCATCAGACGGTTTTATTAATCTACCTTCCAGATCAACTACTTTTGATGTGACTCCATACAAAACCTTGAATAAGATTGATATTGATTCTTGAATACCTTTTGATTGGTAAAATGAACGAGCAAATTTAACAAAATTACCAACATCTAAATTAGACGCTAATGTAGTATCTTCTAATCCAGGTAAGAATGTTTTCTTTATTTTCCTATAGAATTCCTGTAAAAATAAAACAGATAGATTTTTTACAGTCTTTCCAGATTCATGTATTCCACTATTTGTATCCTCAAATATTAAGGTCTCTTTATTAACATCAAGTAAAGATGAAGATACACCAACATTATACCCAGTTATACCACTAAATCCACGAACACATCCAGTAAACGAAGTTGATGTAATTCCAGTATATGTAATTATTTCATCATCTATTTTAATAAGTCCATATTCAGATGGAAATCCTTTAGTGCTGGTAACAGATATTGTATCATCAGATGTAGAAATTTCAGATGTAATACTTGTAAATCCAGTAATAACCTCTGGTACAAGATTATCAACCTTTAGATATTGATCAAAATTACCAATTAAATCACTTGGACCTCCTTGAAATTCTTGAGAGATATAATATTGCTTAAAAAATTCTACAGCATTTGGAAAATCAGAAAGTAAAAACTCTGGTAACTGATTTTCAATTATAGTATTGACTTTAATTCTTTTGTCAATTTGTGACATAAATTATTTCCTCTCTAAAACTCCATTTGAGTAACTAGAGGTATAGTAATCTCTTGTGAATACAACACCTGAAACATCTTCTCCTGATGCAATTACGTCTTTGACCATATTTATGGAGCTATTAGAAACGTCAAAACTGACGAATAAATCTTTAAGTCCTACAATATCAAAAGACTCAGGGAAAGCTTGAACCTCTATAATATTGTTATCTGCTTGTGTTGAAGTAATGTTTATTGTATTCAATATCACTTCACCCTTCATGTAATCAACACCTCCTGCCTCTTTTACAAGAACAACCTCTTGATTTTTATTATTCTTTGTAACTATACTAATTGTACCCTTCATACTACTATCTAGATTGCCAGCCGCATCCTTATTTGGTGTGTCTGTAAAGTAAGATGTGCTTGTTGTACCTGCAATTGTAAATCCAGTGCTCTTTATGTTATATCCTGCAGGATTTATGTGAAATTGATTACCAAAACAAAGTTCATATTGAGCAAAAGTATTAAGCACTGCACTTAAATCTCTACGAATGATAACTTTTGTGATATTTGAGGTTATACCATCATCTAAACGATCAATAAGTTGATTAATTTTACTATACTTGAATCTACCACCAAATTTATTAATTTCTACGTTTTGTGCGTATTCATTTAATCCAGATACAATGAGTGATCTTAAATTTTGGAATGATGCTACTTGTGCAGGGTTGTAATAGACATTTGAGTCAATTTCTACATATAAAATCTTTAGATCAACAATTTCTGAATTTATACCTGCTACCGCATAGGATTTTAATTTATTTTTGATTTGTTGTTTGTCAAAATCTGAAACAAAAGTTCCATTTTTTGGTTTAATACTTATCTGTACTTTTCCAAATTGAGGTGGTGTTAACTCCTCTCCACCTATGACAGAAACTGACTCAGTTTGTGGGAATATAGACTCAATTATTGCCTCATAGTCTCTTGGTGTAACTGCTCTGTACTGTGCTGAGTAAAGTCTTGGAGCAAAATACTTAATAGAGGACACATTCTCAACTTCAGCACCATTAGAAGCGTTTGTAACGGTAGTTATTGATACATTATCATTTGGAATAAAGAAAGTTCCATCATCCTTATTAAAAGTTCCTTGAAAACTAAAATTAGACGGACCATTTCCATCTTTACCATCAGTTACAATATATGTTGCAGTAATAGTTTCATTATGTTCAAGTTTTTTACCAAAAAGATCATCTCCAAAAAGTATTTCGTATTTTTCATCTTGAACTTCTTGAGCAAGGAATATTTCTGATGTTTTATCCAATTTTAATATATTATCAACTTGATTATACTTTCTACCAATACTTGTATCATTGAGAGCAGATACATAAACCCTTAAAGTTGAGCTATCAATATTTGGACTATCAATAATATACCTTTGATCAACACTTGTATCAACTAGATATGTTCTTGATAAGTATGTTCCCTCATAAATTATGATATCATCATCAAATTGAGCAAAAGAATTACCTCCAACATCAACAATACGTGAAGAAGTGATATTATCAGGTATTGAAAAACGATATGTTGTGTTCTCTGAATTACCAATACAAATTAGTCCAGAACGCAGTGTTATGAACTTAGGAGTTGCGTTAGAAGTTGGACCTAAGTTTATGTCTGCCATGCTAATAGTCGCTGTTGCAGCGGTTCTAGAGCGTGGTACATAACCTATATTTCTTGCAAGAGATACTACATTTTCACGAATAGTTGCAGAGTCTAAAAATGATTCATTTGCAAGTAAATTAGCATTAAAGGCATTAATATATGTGTTATACGCTAGAGTATCAATTAGAACAGAAAAGTTAGAACCCTCAAAGTCAAAATCTGTAAAATTTGAGTTTGATCGTAAAAAATCTTTGATTTGTACTTTGATTTGTTCAAAGTCTAAATTAGTAAATTGAGTAAAGGGCATATTATCTTGTTGGTTCTAAAATAAAAGTAAAAGATTGAGTGGGAACTTGTAATCCAATAATATCAAATAGTACTTTAACCTCTAATCGATTGCTATCTGGTAATGCATCTACCTCTACACCTATTTCTCCGACTCTTGGCTCAAAATTTCTAATTGTATTCCGAACTTGGTCTTCAATTATAGTAGGAGTAGTTGCAGTAAAGTTCTCAAACAATGAATCACGAATGTCTGTACCAATCAAAGAATTAAAAAACCTTTCAGTTGGTATTGTCTCCACTAAATTTCTCACTGATCTGACGATTGCACGTTCATTTGTAAGTACAGGAAGGTCTTTTGTCACTGGATGAGGTGAAAAAGACAGACTGATATCCTTAAATGCTCTTGATTTGCGTTGAATCGCCATTATTAATGCTTTTAGATTTATTTATACCCTATCATGGAGTATATTCATATCCATACTTCTGTAAATATTCCTCAAATAACTCATCAGGAACCTTTCCTTCCCAATATTCCTTCTCAGTGTACTCTTTTTTAGTCTCTGATGATACCATAATCGTCCTCTAATACTTCTTCTAGGTAGTTTTCATCCCAATAATCGTAATAATTGGTTTTTGCCAACTTTTTTCGTGCTTCAGTCAATTCTTGTCTGGGTTGGCATAGCACTAAGTTGTATTTTCCGTTACTTGTTTGTATTCCTTGTATGTATGTCTTCGTTTTTCCGTGATCAGCGATGAATTTATAGTTCGGATAGTTCCGATTATAGTCATCAACCGCATCATAGAGAAATTGTGCACTGATATTGCCCTCTACCACGTAAATTGTAACATCAAAATCTTGATTTGGCACGATTTGACATAATTTTTCGTCAACAACCGTGTAATTTGCCTTTGATGCATAAGGACATATCGCAAAATTACCCAATTCTGGTCGAATTTTTGATAATTGTCCAATCCAATGTAAAATATACTTACTTTTCTTCTCGTTCATCAGGTGTTGTCCAGAAGTAATCGTCACAATCCCCCAATCGACCCCATTTTACATCGTTTTCTACCTCAAAGATGCGTGTTGATACCTTAAAGTCAGGTATTTTGACATTTTCGGGTGTCATTGAGGTGTCAAAGATGCGACAACGGTTGTTTGGATAGAGACAATACTGTCCATTTCGCAATTCAATCAGATTAAATGACTTATGTTCATCAGGCATCTCACTTGTAGACGCATCAATCTGATCAAAATCACCATGATAGTTGTCTAAAGTACAAATATACTGTCCTTTTTGATTACCAAAGTGTCTTGTACGACATTCCCACTCCATTGGAGCAACAAATTGCTTCTGAACCACTGTAAAATCATAGTCCATACAGTTCCAGAACTGCAAATTGACTAAATCCATGTCTGGGTCAGGTGTTTCTGGTCTTGAAAGAAAGGCAGATATCGGTAATTTATCATACATTGCAGCATATTCTGGTAAATAAGTCTCAAAATAGAATGCACGACCCTGTATTGACTTTGCACATACCCAAATGCCTTCTACAAACTCTCCATGACCCGATTGAAAGTCAGTTAAGTATTCTTTTCTTACCCATACCTTCTTTGTTGGTAGGTTAGCGATTAATTTTGCCATTCGTCAAAGAAATTAGAAATTTCGTATCCTTGTAATTTTGATTTATAATCTGATGATTCTCCCAGATAGTAGTAATCATATCCCAGTCTCTTATATAATGCAATCTCATTCTTATTGGCAACGTGCCCTAAACTCAGTTTTTTATTCTTGTAGTTCCATGCAAACTGATCAGCCCATACACTATTCACACTCTTAAATTTATATACAATCGTAAATGCGACTAATTCATTTCCATCATAGTATCCGATAATATCCGAATGAGGTATCTCAAACTCCTCACGGAATATCGGTACCGTATCCGTAAACTTTTTATACTTAATATAATCTTTATAGATTTTAATACACCTTTCAAAAGAAGAACTACCAAGAATACGATAATTATGGTATTCCTGATAGTTTGTATCCTTCAGTCGAATTCGACAATACATTAGCGTCCTTGTCCACGGTATCTCTTGCGAGCCGAGTTACGAGAGGT